TCTGCTTCTATTATATTCCCGCCAATAGAGAATCCAGATAAAGTTTTATCAAGAACTTTTTCCCAAGTATCTTGAGCGCCCTTTGATATATATGCAGTAACAAAAATACCTTTATAATTTTCTCCAGTATTTTTATCATAAAAATTTTGTTGTTTAAATGAAAGAACTTTACCAACAGCAACAGGTTGATGCATTTCTCTTAGATTTCCGCGAAATCTATCAAAGGCTTTTTCTGAAGCCTCCGCAGTTATAATATCGCCATGACGATCAATATTATCTAATGATGCAAAACCGGATACAGTTCTATTTTCTACGTCTACCTTGGCAAAGGGTACGCAAATGTTAAGTCTGTCACCATCTTTATGCCATTCGGCTTTTTGTATATTCATCTTAAATAAATCATAGCAATATTTTAAAAAAATCCAAAATATGTGCTAGACTTGTCTCCCATCACCTTTAGGATTTCTTGCTTCTCCAGTTTGATCTGGAGCATTTGCTTGTCTTTGTTGATCTCTATTTCTGTTGCCAGTAGTTTTAGTTTTTTGTTCTGCTGACATTTGAGCATTAAGAACTAATGGTGAATCGCCGCCGGGTCTTGGCGGAAGTCCTTTACGACTTCTAACATCGTTAGGCATAAGAACTTGAGTCCTAAGATATCTTTCATCAATTCTACTTTGAGTATCTTCATCAGTAAGAGTAAGTTCATTAAATCTTAAAATAAAAATATCAGTAAATTCTTTAATAACTTGATTTACTTTATCTTCAATAAAATCTTGAATTGGTCGGCAAACTTGTTCTTTAAATGTTTTATCTGCATCTCTAGCGTTTGCTAATGAAACTCCTTCTGCTGTACCAATTTTAGAAATTGGTACACGATGTGCCATAAGAATTTGATCTCTATTTTCTCTACGATAATTAATAAATGATGAATCTTGAATTCCCGCTTCAACAGGGTCCATTTTAAACTCAACTTTACTAGTATCATTATCTGCTGGCAAAGGAATATATAGAGTTCTATGATTTTTTCCTTTTAATCCTGTATGGAAAAATTCAAGAAGTTTTCTTTCAGAATCTGGAGTTAACTTGGCACCCTTAACAACAATAATATATCTTGGAACTGCTTTATTCTCAAAGTAATCAATATTAAACTTAGCAGCAAACTCATCACCAGCAATAGCATTCGTTGCAGAAACAACATCAGGAATTCCATAAAAAGTATTAGTAGGAGTATATTTTTTTAAATGAATAACTTCATTTGGATTTGGGTCCAACCCCATAGGGTCTTTCATTTCTGTATCCGCAAAATTTCTGAAGAAAGTATACTTATTATAAACTATTTGAATAAAACCATCTCTATGCCTTCTTACACGCATAGTGTGTGAAGGAATATGACCAATATATCCTATTTTGCCAGTATTAGTTCTTCCAATTTCAATGTAGCCATTTCCAGTTGACTCATAATCGGTTAAAACTTTTTTCATTACCTCGCCAAAACTATCTTCATAGTTTAATGATTCAAGGTAATCTCTTAATTCATTTTTTGATGATGCAAGTTTTCTTCTTAACTTATTTAATTTTTGTTCATCACCAATGACATCTTCAATTTTATCTAAAGTTCTATTAGTTTCTTTAAAGTCATACCCTAAACCAACAACATTGGCAACTTTAACATTAATTGCAGAATGGTGAGTTGCATTAATTTCATATAGTCTTGCTAAATAATCTAAATTATATGGAGGAATAACAACTTCAAATATGGAATATCCATTAATTGCCATTGGGTCAACAGCATGAGTTTTAGTACCAGCCTGACCAACATATGACTTTTCTAAACGAGTTATTTTTCTTTTAGTTGATGGGCTAAGTCCATTTATTTTTGATAAATTTTTAGGATCTCCCATAAATTGATCTGGAGTACTACTTTCAGCAACTGTCTCAGTCCCTAATCTAACAGTAATCTGTTCAGATTCATCATCTTCAATAACTTGTCTAGAATGTTCCATATTTTTCCCTTGAATCTAATTCTTCTTTTGCAGCAAAATAATCTAATTTATCTGGAACTAAACCTACGGTAAGTCTGGCTACTTGCTCTTGATATTCTTCTTCAGAAACTGGTCTATGCCCTGACCAAAATATCGCCTGACCATCATCAATGCCACAACTTTTAGCGGCAAGTCTAAGTTTTTCAATTTGTCTATTATCATTTTTTTTAGACATAATCATCAACAAGTCGCCATTTTCATTTTTAACTATTTTATTTTCTGGAGTTTTCCAGATATAAACGCCCCAATTATACTCTTCAATAAGTTGTTTTTTCATATCTGTATTGTACCATTATTGTCAATTAAAGTCATATTTTTTGTATTAACATTAACAATTTACATCTATGTATTAACATTTGTTGCTTGCTTAGTAACAATTTTTACTTTTGGAAGGCTAAACATTTCAAAATACGAACCATCTGCGGAAAAATAATTTTTTGAAGTATCTGATGATGTTTGATTAACTCCATCATCAAAATTTAAATTATTTGAGTTTGAATATGTCCAGTTTGTTGAATTTTTTGCAAACAAGCCAAACTCATCAACATAATATATATCTGTAGTACTAGCACTATAAATTGAAAGTTGTAACGCAGCATAGTTTGCGTTATATGGTGCTGATGCACTAATAGTATAATTAGTCCATGATGATGATACTGAGGAGGTTGAATTAGTAGTTATTGATATTGAAGAACTAAGATTATTATTAGAATACCAAATTATATTACACCCCGCTAATGTTGATACATTACCTGTGACTTTAACCATGCCAACATACTCTCTACCGGGAATAATTTGAGCAAGGGTCAGAGATGAAGAATTTGTTTGTAAACTAACTGTACTAGAAGATAACGGTACTAACTTTATTGCATACCCTCCATGTACAACACATGCACTTGTCCTTGTTGCACTTGCATTATTAGTTGTAAAGCCCCAAGAAGATGAGGAATCTGGAAAAAGTTCCATTGAAGCAACTTGTTCAGATAAAATATTATTAGCAATAATTTTAGTGTCTACATTAAAATAATTATTATAAATTTTATTTGAATAATCTAATGATGATCCATAAATAGAATTTGCTGATGAACTAGAAACATTTATATTGCCAATAGACAATAAACTACCAGTTTTTGAAGCAGAGTCGTAACCAATCCAAACATAATTTTTACCAGTATTAAAATATGTAGATAAATGATATATTTCTCCAGCAACAATGATTCCACCATTTACACTAGAACCATTAATAAACATGCTGGCTGTAGGATTATAGTTAATAACTGAACCAGTGTTTGATATATAAAGATAATTAACTCCATCATTTAATATTGGAGTATTCTTTGATAAAGAATCAACTTTAAAAAGAAAATCAATTTTATTTATAGATCCACTAAAAGGATTTATTTTTAAAGCACCAGTAATATCTGATATTATTTTAAATCCTAGATTTTCAGATTTAGAAAAAACATTTGAATAAACACTATTAAAAATTGGAAAACTTAAAGAACTTGTAGAATAATTTTCATTAGTAGCATTATACATTGAATTTAAACTATATATTGTTGATCCAGAATGATAAGTTAAGGTTAAATAATTTAATGAAGTAATATCATTATATGAATCATCAGTTGATAATATAACTTTTATTTGATCTATAGTGTTTGAATTAAAATCATAATTTATCATGGGATAATTATTTTTAAGATTAGTTTCTAACGTTATTGATCCATATTTTATATGTTTTATTTTTATATTTGGAGAAATGTTTCCATAGTTTACTGTTACATTATTTATGTTATCAGACTGATTTAAATCTCTTAAAGTTGCATTTGCTGAGCCAGTTTGAGAAATATTTAAATTATTATTAAATTTAAACATAAACATTCCATTTTGAGTAAAATCAGAAATATTATTATTTAATGGATCAATAGCAAAATTTTTAATATAATTATTATAACCAAAAGAAAGTTCATTATTACTTAAACTTTTCATAATTGGAGTATCTAAGTATAGAGAGGCACTACTATAATTATTTGATGCACTGAAATATGGAACTGCATACGCTGCCGATGCAGGAGCAGTTGCTAAAACGCTTGCTGTTGTCCAAGAGGAGGCAGTGGATATTACATTAGTTCCAAAGGACTTACTGGATATCTCTACTAATGAAGCCGTATAATACTTTACATTAGCACTTACTGGCATTGATGATGATGATATTAAATTACCCTGTAGGGTATAAGTTTTACCTGCTGTTACTGGAATTATTGCTGAAGTTACACTAGAACTATTTGAATTATTAAAATAATATACAGAAAAACTTCCAGAAGAATTTTTTTGTATTAACATTGAAGATTGTGAAAGATAATTTTTATCATATGAAGTTTTTATACTTGCAGATACACCTAGTTCTTCTTTCCATCCATCAGTACTATTGTAGAAACTATTATTTTTAATAAAATTTGATTCTGAACTATATAAATTTAAATTTGATCCTATTGTTGATATTTTTGCATTTTCATTAAAAATAAAACTTTTAATATTTCCAGTTATAGATGAACTGTCAACAAAAAGGGTAATGGATGACGAGTTAAAATTAATAGCAATATTATGAAAACCATTAGTTAATGATGCACTAGATACTGAATATATTTCATTATCAAATTTATCAATTATAGATAATTTAAAAACAGTTGATGGAGAATTAATAATTCTTCCCACCAAACCTCTATAATTATTCATACTATCTAAAGAAAAAATTGTCCCACTACTTGTATTAGAAACATTAACTTGAAATCTTATTGTAGAATTAGAAAAATTAAAATATTGTTTATACGCTTCTAAATTAATGTATGAAAAACTTGAGGCGGTATCAAATTTAATACCACTAGAACTAATAGTATATTGTGCTGGATTTAATGATCCACTAACTGTTGCCGGATATATTTTTTTTAAAAATAATGAATTATTATCAAATATTAAATTAGATGTCATATTACCTAATTTACTAGTTAAAATATTATCTTTAAAAGAAGTTACAGGAATATAGTTAATATCAAAATTAGAATAACCATCATATTGTGCAATATCTTTAGGACTACCATCCCTACTTGCCCAAGCAAGTCTATTACTTATTTGTTGATTATTTAAAAAATATTTATATATAGCAAAAGCATTAAAGTATGCAGAAGTTGTTCCATTACCCGGCCCAATAATAAATTGATCTTGAGTATATTGTATTGTAGAATCACAGGGTAAAGAAATTGATTCTTCACCATTCAATGTCATTGAAACATTTCCATTAAAATATGAAATATTTAAATATTGATGATTTTCTAAATTAATTAATTGTATAAAGTTTTTTGCACTTGCAGTTTCAAGCCACAATTTATCATTAATTATATATGATTGAAATAATGAATATGATGTAGATGAAGATTTTGGTTTAATTAAATAAGTAGTATTAGAACTACTAGTTAATAAATTAAACCATATTTCAACCGTGGTTGCTATTTTTTCATTTCCAATATTAAGAACAGAAGTATTATTTGGAATAACAATAGAAGATGTAACAGAGGGTAAGGATATAGAATTATCTAAACTAGAAACTATAGACTTTACTCCATTAAAAACTCCACTATATTGATTAGCATAAGTGGCGCTAGATGAAGACATTAAATTTATATTTAATGGTTTCCAAGAATTTAACTCCCAATACCCCAATGGAGAATCAGATAAAATTAATTCAGAATAAGACATTAGATTCCTTTTTATTTAAAGTATATCAAATATTTAACTTAATACATTTTTTAATGTGTATTTATGGAACATACTTGATGTCAAATATCTCATCAACATCCCAAGGTATAAAATCTATTTGTTTCATTGATGGAAGGTCTATCACCATTACTCCCGTCGCGTCTGCGTCGGTTATCTGTAGATTGTCCAATGCTGTGTGCCTTCTGGCACTTGTTCCTACAAGTATTGTATTTGAATCTATTTGAGCAAAACCTCTCAACCATCCGGCCTCATGACCAATTATCTCAGAATTTCCATCAACATATCTTCTTATTGTTCCATCACCAGAGTTCAGAAACATAAGTTCTCCATTTATCCATCGTGGCGAGTGGGGGAAGAAAAGATTATTCAACAATATTTCTCCTGTGTTCACGTCCACTAGTGCGCCTTGTGCATTAAAGGCGGCATTTCGCCAACTCTGATCAATATTTTCATCAATTCCTAATGCAGTTATGTGTGTGGGCATTCTAACATCATTCAATGCCAACCCGCTGATCCATGCTGATTCTTGTTGCATTATATGATTTTTAAATAATGAAAAATATATTTTCTTATAATCTTTACTATAGATATTAAGCCCAAAAACAGTTTGATCGCAAAAAATTATTGAATTGTCATTTTGCAAACTTATTTCATGAACATTTTTGCTTGTATAGAATTGATCTATAAGATCAAAATTGTTGATGTCATATATTGATAGTGTAGAATCATACGAAATAGCAATATTGTTATATAATATATCTATACCCCTTACATTTTCAAAATCAAACTCTTCTCTGCCAGAATTATCAATTTTTATTAATTTTCCATTTGTATGTGAAGATATTGCTATCATGATATAACGCCTGATGCTGTAACGATTGAAATTCCATTTGATATTACATTTGCACCTAGATAACTTTGATTTATATAGTCTAGATCGCCTTGATTTGCATCCCAAGTTGTAAAAAAATTACTTGAAGTTATCCATTGAATTCCTCCCCATACAAATTGTTTTTCATTTCCAATTGTTA